GCTGCGGTTAGAAGTAAAATAGCTACCGGAACATACACTGCAACTAGTGCTGTCCTTATTCGACAAGGTGTTGACATTGATAAAATCATTGGTGAGCAATCTCAAAGATCATTACAAGCTTTAGAAAGTGAAAGGGGAATAGGACAGGCTCGTGCTGACTTGTTAGAACAAACAAGAAAAGGTAACGAAGATAATATTAGAAATTTAGGTAATGCTATGACCTATAGCGCGGACCTACAAAATGCATTTGGCTCAACAATGGAAATGAACTCGTTCATGGCTAAAAACGCCACTACTGATTTCCAAAAGCAGGGCGAAGAGGCTAAAAAAGCAATAGGTGATCCTAGTAGTGGTACAACAGGCGCAGCAGTAGCCGGAGATCCAGCGCAGATAGCTAGAAATAAAATGACTGAGTTTCAGATTTTTGCTGCACAAAAGGTAGATGACTTAATTTTTTCCATGAACCCTTTACTTGGTAACACTGGTATGTTTGCTGTGTTTGCAGCTACTGCTGGACTAGTATCTGCTGCTTTTGCAACAATTATTGCAGCTAAAGGCCTACAAGCCTTATTAGGAGGCGGGGGAGCAGCCGCAGGGGCAACTTCAAGTGTAGTAGAAATTGCTGAAGATCAACTGTTAGATAAAAAAGGTAACCCCTTAAGAGGCGGAGCTAGAAGTGCAAGAATCGCTAAACTTACCGGAGGTGGCCCAGCACAAGTTGGTAAAGCTGGAGGGTTCGGTGAATCACTAAAATCTGTTGCTAGTGCATTGTCAAATGCAGGTAAAGCTGCCCCACAGGTTATCTTAGGTGCGGCTGCATTAGCCACTGCAATTGCTTCCTTCGGTGCAGGTATAGCAGGTGCAGTGTATATCATCGGAAAATCACTTCCGTCTCTAGCGAATGGTCTAAAAGCGTTTAATGATCTTGATGGTAAAAATCTACAACAAGCCGGCATCGGTATGGCAGGGCTAGGTGTTGGCGTTTTGGCGATGGGTGCAGGAACAATGGCTCAAGCGTTTGGCACTATCATAAGATTCTTCACCGGTGATAAAGACCCTCTTACACAAACATCTGAAATGCTATTCCGGCTACAAGCAATTAACCTTGACAGAAAGAAAATTGAAGACAACGGTGCATCTCTGATGGCATATGCTAAAGCTATGGCAGCAGTGTCAGCTTTGGGAGCAGGAGCAGGAATCGCCGACGCAGTGCGAAGTTATTACGATGGTCTTGGTAAATTGTATGGAGCTACACCTCCATACAAAGACTTAGAAAAGTTCTCACAGTTACAGGTTGATCCGGCAAAAGTAAAGATTAATGCAGACTCATTTGTAGAATTTTCTCGTGCAATGGCTTCTTACAGTGGGTACGGAGACGGACTAAGCGTAATAACATCTTCACTTGCACAGGCGACTGTTAGTTTCTTCAAAACAAATCCACCGGAAAAACAAGTTGTAGAGTTCTCAAAATTGAAGATCGATCCAAAGCACACTCATATCAATGCAACTGGATTTGTAGAATTCTCTCGCGCAATGGCAGCGTACAAAGGCGGTGTGGGGTTGAGGGAAGCAGTGAGTATAATTGCAGGAGATAAGCTATCTACGTTGTTTGGGATGGATGGGCCAATCAAAAGTTTCGAAAATTTTGCTGCTATAAACGTTGGTCCAAAAGCGGCTGAAAACTCACAAGCATTCTTGAATTTCTCTAAGGCTATGGGAGTGCTTTCAGGCGGCGGCGGAGGATGGTTTAATACTTTAGTTAGCAACCTAAGAGAACCGGTAGCAAGAACAGTAGCTCAAGGCAGAGACATTGTCGGACAAGCCGTTAACGCAGTGGGAGATTTTGCTAGTGGACTATTTACTCGACCCGGTGCAGATAGCAAGGCTCTCAATTTTATAGGCAGGATAGAATCAGGAAACGATTATAATAAGCTAGTCGGCGGAAGGGTAAAAAATGATCCTCCGTTAACTAGTATGACTGTCGGTCAGGTAATGGCTTATCAAGATACAATGATAAGGAATGGACACGAATCAACTGCGCTTGGAAAATATCAGATTATCAAAGGAACTCTCGGTGGCATAGTCAGATCCGGAACAGTAAATCCCAATGATCAATTTAGTCAAACCACGCAGGATAAGGCAGCGATATACCTGATGAATGTGCGCGGCAGAGAGAGATACCGATCTGGTAGACTCGGAGTAGATCAATATGCAAATAATCTTGCAAAAGAGTGGGCAAGTTTGCCGATGCCAAATGGTAGAAGTTACTATGCAGGTGTCGGTAGCAACAATAGTTTAACGTCCAGAGGTGATTTTGTGAGAAGCTTGCAGGCAAGAGACGGTGGAATAATGTCAGGTCCTTCAACCGGATACCCGATTGAACTGCATGGTACTGAATTAATAATACCAATCGACTCCAACTCAATTCTTTCTAAACTAGCTTCAACCAGTGCAGAGTCTGTAGCAAAAGACTTGCAACGTAAGGTTGTCAAGGCTGTTCCTAAACCAACTTCTACTACTGGTATCCCTAAAAAAACAATCGGAATCAGTAAAGAAATGATTTATGCACTGTCTACGAAGTTTGATACTGTAGTCAACAAGATAGAAAGCACCAACCACGTTCAGAAGAAGTTGTTGAAACAGGTGCTTTGACACTAAATAGACTACGATAAGAGAACAGGTACCTATGTCATACAAGAAAAAATTCCTAAACAAGAGCGGTATATCTAGTCCGATCTCCGGCATGAACAGTAATGCCGGTGCTTGGAATAACTCACCTGGTACTTCGGATGGGTATAACAGCACTGACTTTGGCTATAAGAACTACATGTCCAGACTACCGGAAGTATACACCGGTCACCCAAATCGTATTGAACGTTACAATCAATACGAGATGATGGATGTTGATGCCGAGATCAATGCCTGTCTAGACATTCTTGCAGAATTCTCCACTCAGCGTAATGAACATAACAAGACACCTTTCTCTTTTGAATATAAAGATGACCCTACTCCGCGCGAAGTCGAACTGCTCACTAAGCAGCTACAACAGTGGTGCAAGCTCAATGAGTTCGACAGTCGTATGTTCAAGATTTTCCGTAATGTTGTAAAGTACGGTGATCAAGTGTTTGTACGTGACCCAGAAAACTTCAAGCTATACTGGGTCGATATGGTAAAAGTCATCAAGGTTATTGTTAATGAATCTGAAGGCAAGCAACCAGAACAGTATGTCATCAAAGACATCAACATCAACCTACAGAACTTATCAGTAGCACAGAAGACCAATACTGACTTTGCTGCCAACCCTGCAACTGGGCTAGGTGGCAGCGGCGGCGGAACAAACACACCCTATACTGTTCCTGCAATGCCCTATAACACATCTGGTTCAAGATTTACTTTAGGTCAGTCTGAATCAGCAATAGATGCGAAACATATTGTTCACTTATCATTGACTGAAGGTCTTGATAGATTCTGGCCATTCGGTCAATCGATCCTAGAGAATATCTTTAAAGTTTACAAGCAGAAAGAACTTCTAGAAGACGCTGTTCTTATCTATCGTGTACAACGTGCTCCTGAACGCAGAATGTTCAAGATCGACGTTGGTAACATGCCGTCCCACTTAGCGATGGCATTCGTTGAGCGTGTCAAGAACGAGATTCACCAAAGAAGAATTCCTTCAGTGTACGGCGGACAATCAATCGTTGACGCTTCGTATAATCCATTGTCAATGAACGAAGATTACTTCTTCCCGGTCACTGCTGAAGGTCGCGGATCATCAGTCGAAGTTCTGCCTGGCGGTCAGAATCTTGGTGAAATCGATGACTTGAAGTACTTCAACAATCGTCTTGCTCGTGGTCTTCGTGTCCCATCATCTTACTTGCCAACTGGCCCAGATGACAATACTACTCCATTAAGCGATGGTCGTGTTGGTACTGCGATGATTCAAGAATTCAGATTCAATCAGTATTGCGAACGCCTACAGAACTACATGGCAATGAAGTTTGACGAAGAATTCAAATTATTCTTGCGTTGGAGAGGCTTCAA